CTAACGACTAAGCGTTTGGACGGCCAGATGCCGCAGTCTCGATGCGATATAGCGCAGCGGTGCGGTATAGTGACCAGTTGATGATACCGTGCCAGCCGACTGGGCGGAAACGGTTCAACTTATCTGTGACGTTACCAAATTCAATCTTTGGTTCCTTCCATACAGCCTCAGCAAGAGCCTGTGCACCCATGACGTATGTGTTATAAACACGTGTCTGAGTTCCGCCAGTTCCTGAACCTGACTGTGTGTTTGTCATAGTTGGTGTTTCGATGAAACGAACACCTTCCCATGCACCAAGTTCACCAGCCATAAGTGGGCCAGCAGCCTGGTAATCGTGTGGTGTACGCCATACGTTGTTACCAGTTTCTGTACGTAGGTCAGAAGAAACTTCTGGGTGAATGTAAGAAACATAGTAAGCACCTGACTTAGGTACTACGTTGTTTGAACGTAACTTTGTTACAGCGTAACGAATGTCGCGTGACTTGATTGTATCAGTTGCTGTGATGGTTGTCTTTGCAGCAGATGTTGAAAGAGAACCAGCAGATTCACGGATTACGTTTGAACCTGCATCAAGAACAGCAGCGATACCATTGTCAAGTGTCATTGCCATGTTGTATGAAACTGCGTTAGCAATCCATGGGTCAACATCAGCAAGTGACATCAAAGACAACTTGCGTGTAGGAAGAACTACACGACCAAGTTCCTGCTGCGCTACGTCGACGTATGAAGTAGCAGGTAGTGCTACTGCATCTGGGTCAACGGTTTCAGCAAGGGTTGCACCAGCAATTGTGGTGTCAGCGATATCGTTGTGGAATTGGAAACGAATTGAAGAACCATCGTGGGTTAGGCTACCAGGCTTCTTATCAGCAATTGCACGGAATTGCGGAGTGTTGCGTAGGTTAAGTTCGACCAACTTGTCGTACGCAAGGGTAACGAGGTTAGTACCTAAACCAGAGGTGGTAGTTGAAAATACATCAGCCATTGCTGAGTACCTACTTTCTGATTAGTTGTGTGCGGTTTAATTACCGCTTAGAATGGACAAAATTTCTTCTTCAGAAGTAGCATTTGCGAGACGCATCTCCATGCTATCTGAACCAGATGATGCTTCAGCACCAGTAATTGTTGAATCCATTTTTTGCATTGCTGCTAAATCCTGCTCTGATACCGGTGGCTTTTCAGATTGCTTGATGCCAAAGACATCAGCGTTTCCGTCAATCCAGGTATTAATAGCATCAGGATTTAGTTCAATATCAGATGGCACGTATTGTGCAATCTTTGGATTCAACCCACGGGTTGCGAGTACATCCTTTAGAATCCGCTCTTTTTGAGATTTGGTGAGTTCACCGAGGTTAGTTTCTAACTCTTTATTTCTCTTCTGTTCAGCCTTTAGAGCCTTACGAAGTTTCTTAACGAGGTCAGTATCTGTAGAGAACTGTTCAATTGAATCGTCCTCATCCTCATCATCCCAGTAGTTGTCGCGGTTATCGCTCATTGCGATTTCTCCCTTGTTAGTAGTTGTTCGCACACCTCAATGTAATCGGGGTTTCACATTGGCTTGTACTATCGGTCTGTTACACCTCACGGGGCCGACGGGTCCGTGTAGGGATTCTTTTATAGTATGCCTGTAGTTGCTTGACCACGAAGGCTGTACTGAGTTGTACCAGATTGACCCTGGTACGCTTTAAGTTCTGTTTCCTTAAGACGCTTACGTCTAGCAGATTCCATACCCATAAACTCTTCTTGTTCGAGTTCTGTTTGAATCTGTGACTGACCTACTGCTGCAGTCTTATCGTAGATGCCAGATAACTTAGTTGTAGGTTGTAATGATTCTGCAATGTTCTGATATCCTTGAGCAGCAGCAGCGGAAATCTGTGCCTCATTAAGACCCTTAGCAGTATATGATGCAGCCATCTGTTGTGCAAGTGTCTTGTTAAATTCAATACCTGCGCTCGCACGACGGATTGCTTCTGCAGCAAATGTACCCATGCGCTGATTCTGAATCAATGTTTCTTGACCAACATTAGGGTCTAAGAAGAAGTCTGTTAGGTCAGCAGCACTGCTAACGAAACCAAGTTTCTTAAGTGCTTCTACATATGAAGTATCTGATTCTAAAGCCTTCAAGCGAGCAGTATTTGCGCGAGCCTCTAAATCATCAACATTGATTGCATTTGAAATATACTTCTTCATGTACTCAGTAGATGCAAACTTAGAGTTAAGACCATACTTCTTAACTAGGCTCTTTGTTCCTTCTACGAAACCGTAGAGTTCATTTG